ACTTCAATTTGTCCAATGTTTGTATTCATTTTTGCTGGATATGTTAATCCATCAGGACCAAATCTATTTTTGATTACATGAAACCTGCCAGTATTTGCCACTTTATCTTCAATCTTTCTTGATAAAGACATTACAAAGTCTGCTGTCATAACTTTTTGATAACTTTCAGAAACCCTTTGAGCTTCAATTACATCGTCATCCAGAGATGCGCGTGAAGCTTGAGAAGCCGTCCATATTGGAACTTGCATTTCACCAGCTAACCCACGCAAATCTTCATAAACATTTCCAAGCTGATGTCTAACTTCTTTTGCATATCTTATATCTTTAATAACATCACCATAATCTACAATTATTAAATCTATCTTCTTTCCAAAAGTTTTTGTTTTTTGAAGATGTGCTAATAATGTATGAATTGAAGCTGTTTTTGTTGGAAAATACTTAATAATTAATTCTCCATCAATTGTCTCCAATTTTTTAATTATATCTTCTTTGTAATACTTTAAATTTTGATTTGTAATACCAGAAAAAATACTATCATAACGTAACCCTACATATTCTTCATTTAATTCAAGTGTATAATGAACAACAGTTTTGTCTCTCTTAAGTGCTTGTGCACCAATTGTAGCAAGTACCCAACTTTTTCCAATTCCAGATGCAGCAACTATAACCCCAAGCTCGCCCTTACCAAGTCCTCCTTGCATCAATTCATTAATAATTTCCCAAGGTGTCTCACATACATCTCTTGCCATGTTCTTATATCTTTCCTCAATATCAATAAAATATTCATGACCAATATCTTTTTCAGTACCAGCTGACATTGCATCGTCAATTATTTTTTTGATTTTTTCAAAATCATTACCATTTTCTAATACCTCAACAGATTCTACTATTGCATTTTTTAGCGTCTGATTCTTAAAGAAGTCTAAAATCTTATCTTGAACAAAATCTAAATCAGGAGAATTTATATATTTAAGAGTTTCTCTCAATGTATCAACTACTGTTGATTTGAGTATATCATTTTCAATTTCACTAACTTTAATCTTAAAAATATCAAAAGTAATTATCTTTTTATATTCAAAAAAATATTTTTTACATTCTCCAATAATCCATTTTAAAGCATCGCTTTCATAATATTTCTCATCCAATATATCACAAATCTGCTCAAAAAAATTAGAACGAGTAATAAAACAAGCTATTGTTTTTATTTGAAAATTATATCCAAATTTTGATAATTTACTTTCATTCATTTTTAATTAATTCTCTATAACGATCTAATCTTATAAATTCTGTAATCCATGAATCCATGTCTGGAATTTGACTCCACAACTTGTCTTGAATAAATAATGTTGAAAACTTATACTTAATAAGCTGAGGAACTTTTCTTCTAATAGACTCTTGAATCAATAATTTCTGTCTATTACTTATATCAACATTATGTAATTGCATTAACAAATAATTTCTTTTAATAGTTATTTGATTGTTTTTTATATTTTCAAATAATTTAAGTTTTTTATCAGATGATTCAACAAATTTTATTAAACTTCTAACATTAAACTCATTTTCTTCTGTAATTCTAGGGATATATTTCTTTAATGATGTTAATCCGGCTCCTCTAATACCTTTAATGTTATCTGATTTATCGCCATCTAAAACTCTATATAATAAAAAATTTTTGGGATAAATATTATATTCCTCTTTTATTTTTTTAATATCATAAATTATTTTTTTTGTTGGACTCCATACTTTTATTCTATTATCTATAAGTTGTAAAAAATCTTTATCTGTACTCATTAAAAATATATCACTGTCCTTTAAAAGTTGCTTGCTAATATATGCCATTATATCATCTGCTTCTATTCCATCAATTGATACAAGTGTAACTGGTAGCTGTTCAAGATATTTAACAAGTCGCCCAAGCTGTGTTTTCATTGATTGTTTTTCGCCTTGCTTTGATGTTCCTAAATTTATATTTCTATTAAATCTTTCCTTAACTCTTCGTTCATTTTTATAAGAAGGATAAATTTTTTGTCTTCTTTTTGTGCTATGCTTTCCATCAAATACTATAATACATCTTGTTGGTTTTATTTTTGCTAAAGCAAATCTAATAGACTTTAAAAACCCAATGAGTCCACCAATGTGAGCCCCATTTTCACTAAGTGCTGGATTTGCAGTAAAAGCTCGTATAAAAGTATTAAGAAAATCTATAACAAGAACACGGTCATTAATATTTAATGAATATTTATCTTTTTTCTTGTGTTCTTTTTCAACTTGCTTAAGAAGTGTTAAATAATCTTTGTTAACAATACTTTCTTTAGATGTCATCTATTACTTTATCCGTCTCAATAACATCATCAATACCTAATTCATGAGTTTGATATTTTAATATCAATTTATCACAGATCAAATTATATACATATTCTTTTAATTCTTCGTCTTCAAGCTTCTCTTCCCATTTTTTTGATTGAAATTTAAGCTCTTCTCCATTTTGGTCAATTAATGTATACCATGCACCACCCTGTTTTATTAAATTATATTCTTTTAATACTTGTAGCCAACTACCATAATCATCGATTCCCCTATCAAAATACATACTAAATTCTGCTGTTCTTAGCGGTGGTCCCAATCTATTTTTAGTAATCTGTGCTTTAATTTTTATCCCAATTGTTTTTCCTTTGGTATCTTTAATTTGTCCACCATTTTTAAGACGTATTCTTGTTGAAGAATGAAAACCAATAGCTTTTCCTCCAGATGTAGTATATGGATCTCCAAACATTACTCCCAATTTCATTCTTAACTGATTCGTAAAAATTAAAGCAACTTTCTGTCTTGCAATCATTTGAGTAAGCTTTCTCATTGCTTTAGAAATAATAATTGCTTTTGCTGTTGCCCAACCATCTTTATCAAAATCTGTTTCCATTTCTACTTTAGTAGATGCAGCAGCAACTGAATCAACCAAAATAGCAACTAATCTTTCTTGATCAGATTCTCTAATCTTTGTAACAATACTTTCAATTGCTTCAAAAATTTCTTCAGCCGTTTCTAACTGAACATATATCATTTTAGAAACATTAACACCTAAAGCTTCAAGAAACTCATGCGATACAGAAGACTCAGTATCAATATAAATTGCTATGCCACCCTGTTTTTGAGCATTCGCTAGCGCATGAGCTCCAAGAAGACTTTTTCCTGTTGATTCAAGTCCTGTAATTTCTGAAATTTTACCAACAGCTAAACCACCATTAGATCTATTTGAAATTGCTAGATCTAAAATTGAAGACCCTGTTGAAATCCAATCAGTAACATCTGTTGGAGAAATTTCAGTATCGCCAAGAAAATATGCTGTTTGATGATGTTTGAATTGCTTATTTAACTCGTTGGCAATGACACTTGCCAATTCATCTTTTTTTGTCATAATAACTCCTACAAATAAACAGTATATAAAAACTATTTATTTTGTATTTTATATTTTATTTAGTTGTCGTTAAAAAGCTTATCAAACGCATCTTCAATATCTGAAACAGAATCCTTATCGCTAGAATCGCTTTTGGTATTGGTATCTGTCTCTGAACTACTTTCATTTTCCTCTTCAGGATTGAGATATTGTTTTAGTGCCTCAGTAAGCTCATCGTATGTTGGTTCAGTATATAGCTCTGTAAGCTTTTCCTGTTCACCAACAAGCTGTTCTAAAAGATTGCTATCATCAGTAAGTGTTGTCTGATTTGGCTTGACTCTAATAGTAGTCTTTCCAAACTGATTGCCAGCTTCAGCAGGTGTCTGTCTTTCAACAACAATATCACGTCCAGAAATGGGATCAACAATATCACCATAATCAGGATCAGCAATAAAACTTAGCAATTCCTGATATACAGTTTTTCCAAAACCCCAAAATTTAGTACCTTCACTTTCACTTCCTCTAACAACAACAGGAGCAAAAGTTCTCATTTTTGGTTCAAGTCTTTTACCCTGAAGCCATTCATCTCTACTTCCTGCAGATTTTAATTTGTCAGAAAACTCCTTGACAGGGTCTGGCTTTCCAAACGATACGGGAGACAAATATGTTCTGTTATTTCCAAGATTATAATGAAAGTACAATTCAATGAAAGGATTGTCTTTATTAAATCTATAAGGAACAATTCTTATTTGTGTTTTACCCGAAGGTGGTTTCCAAAAGTGATTCATTGTTGAAGTTGCACTTTGTAACTGATTAAGACGCTCTTTAATTTGTTCAATATCCATTTTACTTCTCCTTATGTTTTATCATTAGCATTTATGTTTTATATTTTAGTATTGTATTGTTAAATACGCTATACATAACCAAAACTTAACTCATATATAAATATATATTCGCTGTTCGAAAGTTAAGTTTTTTTATAACTTTTTTCAAGTTCTATTATTTTATAAATTCTTGTTGGTACTTTGTTTAATCCATCTGAATTAACAAGCATAATCATGTTGCTAAAATTTCTCCAAGGAATTCTATATTTAGTATCTAAAACTCCATTATTTAGATTTTTAATAACTTCATTAAGAGCATTAATTGTATATAGTGTATTTGAATGTTGTTTTCTATGTAATGAAATTGTATTCAATACAAGATTATAATCTAATTCTTCATTAGTTTCTACATTATATGTACAAATTAATTCACTCACATTGTCTTCATTTTGAAGTACATAAATCTTATTGAATACAACTTTATAAGATTCCTTTATTTTTTCAATAATATCATCAAGATATTTTTTATTAGTAAATGTACAGAGTAGTTGTGTTTTCATACTATTTAGCCTTTTTAGAACAAG